CGATCTGGTCGTCGTACTCAACCGTTGCGTCATCGCCGTCGACTTGTACGTATTCGTTGCGTCCGTAGTCGACGCGTTCGATGATGTTCCACGCCTGCGCAACGGTGGTCGGGTCGAGGTCGACTTCTACTTCGCCGTCAACGAGGACTGCGCGGAACGAATCCGCGAGTGGTTCGGCGCCGATCATGCGGCCCTCGATGTAGCCCTTGGGTGTTGTGGTGCCGTTGCCGATGGGGGCGAAGTGGACGAGGGTCATGTTCGCTCCTGTGGCTTAACGCGTTTGGATGAGGTAGGCCGAGATCAGCGACGCGAACACGGCGACCGCGCCGAGGACGCCGTTGACCGGCGTCCAGAACTTGTCCGAGCGTGCCGCCTCTGCACGAGTCGCAGCCTCTTCGGATTCCTTCGCCTCGCGCAGCGCCTTCGCTGTGGCTTCCACGGTCAGGTCGCGGGCGACAGCATCTGACGCGAGCTTCTGCGTTTCGGACTCGCGAGTCCGGTCCCGCTCCTCGAGCGACTTGATGCGGCCCGCGTGGTCGGTGACCTGGAATAGCATCAAGTCCAACTTGCCCTCTATGCGGGCCAGTTGAACGGGCGCGCTGTCTGGCGCGTGGGTGGGCTCGGGGTCGGTCACGGATCATGCCTCCCGGTATTCGATGACGCCGAGGATCTGGTCGCCAGCAGCCCAAGCGGCCCACGGTGCAGCCGCAGCCGCATATGCGACCGCCGCGCCAGCAGGCTCGTAGCCGAACATGACACGGTTGCCGGACGAGTCGAGGCGGGCGTATCCGTGCCGTTCCGCACCGGATGAGAGGTCGTACATGGCGACGCCGCCGAGGTTGGTTCGGGCTGTGTTCCCTACCGTGGTTGGAAGCGTCATCGTCAAGGTGGCGGTGAGGACGGCGGTCATGGTGATGTTGACCTCAACGGCGACCGCTTTGCCTCCGCGCCTGATGTACTGGCAGGCGAGCGTTGGTGCTGCGGTGCCGACGATGGTGGGCGTGTAGGACGTCCAGCCACCGCCACCGCCTGCGTAGAGCTCGAGCAGGTTGTCGCGAACGTGGAGGTTGAACGTCGCCGCGGTGGGCTTCTCGGCCGCTACCCATGTGCGAGGGCTTGTCCAAGTCATCGTCTGTAGGCCGCGCTTTCACGTCGTAGGTCGGTGACGGTCTCGCCGGGTCGCCAGTTGCGGTTGGCGCATTCGGGGCGAGCGTCGAGGATTTCGTCGATCTTGGCCGCGTCAACCGGCCATGTGACGGGAAGCCACCTGCCACCGGATGCAGCGTTCAAGCACTCCTGGCACATGAAGCGCGGGTCGGTGCGTGAGGCGAACTGTGCGCCACCGTCACCGCTTGGGCATTCGACGATCCAGCGACCGTGGTTGGCAACGGCGGGGATCGCGGACACCTTGGCTGCGGTCGTCGCTGCGAGTGCGACGCCGATCATTTGCGCGTCGCCACGGAAGAACCGGATGAGGTTCGCCTGTGCTGCGGTCTGGTTCCGGGGCAGGTCGTCGAGTGCGTGTTCGGCGTCTAGCATCGGGTCTCCTAGAGCGAGAGAGGATAGGTGTCGTAAGCGCCGTAGGTGGCGTCTTCGAGGACCCACACGTCGTAGCCGGTCGTGGGTGACACGTTGAAGTCGAAGGTGTAGGTCATGTCACCGATCGACTCGGTGTAGCCCTCGATGAAGTACGTGCCCGATGTCGCGGGGGCTTGTGCGGGCAGGTTCGACAGGGTGAGTTTCGAACTGATGTCCAGCGTGAACACGGTGTCTTGACGAACCTGTGTCAGTGGCAACAGGTCGACGCCGAGTGACGGGATGCGCGATGCCGGTTCGCCGTGTGTGCCAACTCTCCACGCTGCGGCCTGATACGCGTCGTCATTGCTTGCTGCGATGTCGAGGCTGGCGCGCGCGTACCCGTAGTCGTCGATGCTGGTCTGGTTCGCGGCCCTCGCCGTTGTGCCGTCCCATGCGGTCGCTGTGACGTCGTTGACGAGCGCGGACCTGTCGAGCTTCGGGATGATGCCCGCTTCGACTTCTTGGAGTGCGACGTTGAGGGTGAGTGCGGATGCGCTGTTGTAGCGGCGTGCCCTGCCGTGGAAGGTGAGGGTGTTGTCGCGGGCGTCGAACAGGACGCCGGTCTCTGTTTCCTCAACGGAGCGCATGACCTCGACGACGGACTTGCCGGTTGGGTCGATGAAGTAGACGAAGTTGGTTCCGGCGTCACCTGAGACTTCGCCGCTTGGGATGTCGCCGTAGGACGCTAGCCGGATGATCGCATTGGTCGCGGTCTCCGTGGTCGTGGTTGCCGTGCGCGTGGCTGCATGGGCGGCAACCCGCGCGGCGGAGAGCGTCGTCCCCACCGCAATATGTGACACCGAGTACGTGGACCCCGACGAGAGGGGTGTGGCCGGCCCGGCGAAGACGGTTCCGGCAGTCGTGCCACTCCCCGCGCCGACTACCGCGGAGGCTACCGAGACGCCATCGAGGTACAGGACAGCCGACGTGTCCAAATACACAAGCGCCGCGTGGTGTGTCAGGCCGTCAACAACAGAGGCCGCACTTGCTAGACCGCCGAAGTTCTCTGTCGCCAACTTGCCCGCCGCGCTCACGTGGAGATTCATCCCGGTCGTACCGGCAAGGTAGAAGAAGTCCCCTGCGTGAACCGACACGTTGAAGAAGCACTCGAGGTACAGGTCTCCCGAGCCACCCATATCCGTCATGCCCGTGGCCTTTAGCGCCTTGCCACCACTCTGGAAAACGGGCGCCGAAAGTCCGTCCGTGCCTACCCCCGTAGCCGCCGCGAACGCCACAGCGGTGCCGGTCCCATACGGCACAAGGCTCGGCCGAACAGACGATGACGAGTTAGAGGCCAGTGTTGAGTCCTCGGCCTCACCGAGCGTGTAGTAGACGTCCGGATTGTCGACCAGAATCGTTTCCTCAACGATCGACCGCAACTCCGCATTGAACCCCAAACGAGCCAACCGCGACGACGCCGTGATCTTCGCGAACGCCTGCGCATCCGTACCATTCCACTCAGTCGGCCACTCATCCACATAACCCAGAAAACGGATCGACGCAGCACCGCCAACAGGAGTCGACGTCACCTTGATCGGGCGACCAATCTTCACGTTCGGGTAATACGCGCCACCCGTCTTACCCGCAGTGAACCTGCCATCACGGTTATCGAGTGTCAGGGTCAACTTGTTCGGCTCCGTCGTCGCGAACTCATCCTGACGACCACGCGTGATATTGATGCCGCCCTCGTCGAGCTCTACATAGTCACTGACATCGGTCCACGTGCGAGACGCTGCAGCCGTCGAGTAGCCAGCGTTGAACGCGATATGAACGGTGACGTTCGGCATGATGCTGGAAGTGACCATCAGCGCGCACGCAACCCAATCGGTCGGCCCGTGTCGTTCTCGAACTTCACCAACGACTGCGCGACGACCCTGCCGTCAAGCGTCAGATACACAACGACTGGGCGCTGTGAACCACCACCGCCACTCGAGCCGCCACCCATCGGCGACACAGATGGAGCGTGAGACGCCATGTACGCGTCGGTCTTGTGGCTCGGGATGATCTGCGAACCCTTCGGCAGGTTCAGGAGCTCGGGTCCCTCCTCACCGACCCACGTAATGCCGCCGCCCCAGTTGTCCGTACCCGCGGCGTTACCGGGGTAGTCGCTGGCGTGCATGTTGATCTTCGCCGTCGCCGACAGCCTGCCGACCTTGGCCATGCTGGCGTAGACATACCGCAGGCTCGCGGCGAACGACGATGTGTCGGCGTGGATGGCGGTGTTGATCTGTTTCGGCGTCAGACCCAACTGCTTGAGATAGCCGCGCATCTTGTCTTCGGAGATGTGAGCCGCGTGGCCAGCAGCGAGGATCTGGGCAGCGCCGCGCTTCATCTTCGCCGTAAACTCTTCCTGCGTCCCGCCCGCCGCGACATCGGCATTGGCAGAATCCCTCAGCGCCTTCACGCGGTCACGGATCGCGTTTTGGTTGGCGCGGCCCTTCACGGTGTTGTCCGCAAGTGTCGCGCCGTTCGTGCGCAAGTCGGCCGTCAGTGAAGCGATGGAGTCCCGCCATGCATTCGACGCGTCCTCCTGACTCAACAGGGGATCAAGCAGCCCGCTCAGCGCGTCCTGCAAGGTCTTGACATCCGTCGCCGCAGCACCGGCCGATGTACCCAGGTGCGTGAACATGGTCGACGCGCCACCCGTCGCGGTCCCGGCCTCCTTGCTGACCCCGGCTAGTGCCTTCGTATTCTTGATGCCCTTGGTCACGCCATCAGACAGGCCGTTCAACGAGCTCAGCGCCGCCGCCTGCTTGAAGCTCAGGTCGCGATGAGCGGCGGTCTGCTTGATAACGGCATCGGTATTGCCGAACACGGCATCGGTAGCCTCGGTGAGACTGACACCCATCTCCTTGAGCGTGTCCGCAGCGCCCGAGTCGACAAGCTGCTTCGCGACCCATTGGCGCGTGTTCTCCGTGACAGCGCCGGTCTGCTGATCCAGCGTGGCGGTCAATCCTTGGACCATGCCCTTAGCCGCGTCACCCCGGTGAGCGAAGACCGACAACAGCCCGCCAGCGCCACCAATGGCCGCGCCCCATGGTCCACCCAGGGCGAAGCCTGCGGCCAACCCCGCGCCGACCGTAGCCAGACCGCCGAGAGTGGTCTGAGTGCCACCGGCCTTGGCGGCAAGAACGGCGAGGCCGCCCGCAGCAGCCAGCGCGCCACCCCTCAGCGCGAGTGTTGATGCACTAAAGGTTGCTTGCCCTGCTGCCGCGCGCTTCGCCGCCATCTCCTGAAGCGTGGTGACCGCCACCATTACACGCATCGCAACAGAGGCCGCGTACAAGCCCGCCGCCAGCGTCCCGAGAACGCCGACCAACACGAGGGTCGAGGTCTGATTGTGGTCGATCCAGTTGACCATCTTCATACCGACCTCGGACAACTTCAGCATCACGGGCAGGAGTTTCGTGCCAATCTCTTCCTGCAACTCACCGAACGCAACCGAGAGCTTCCGCTGCTTGCCCGCGGTCGTATCGGCAGCCGTGGCCGCAGCACCCTTGTAGGTCGCCGCAAGATTCTGTGTGATCTGGTCAAGGGTCAGCGTCTTGCCGCTGGCATCCTTAGTGGCGACCCCAAGGCGGGCCAATCCTGCGACGTTGCCGTTCTGCGCCTTCGCCAACGCAAAGGCCACGGCCCCCAGGTCTTTACCGGAGCCAGCCGAGATATCCATCGCCAGCGAGGCGAGTCGCTGCGCCTTGCCGACATCGTGCGTCGCCACAACGAGTCGACCGAGGGCCGGCCGCAGTTCGTCGTCTGATACGCCCAGCGACTTGCCCTGCGCGGTGATCCAGTCCTCGGTGGCGGCGATCTGGCCCTTCGTCGCGCCGGCCGCGGTCCTGAGCGTTTGCGCCAGCTTCGACGCCGCGGCCTCGTCCTGCGCTGCCGCCTTGCCCATCTTGACAGCGGCGACACCCGCTGCGAGGAACCCCACCGCCAGCACCTTGCCCGCACGCTGGCCGACCTGATCCAACCTAGAGCCCAGCTTGCCGTACCGCTTCTCAACCGCCATGGCGGTTGCCGAGGATGAATCCTTGCCAAGGAACTCGATCGTAATCTTGCGGCTTCCGGCCACTGGGGGTCACCGCCTACTCAGTCGTTGGATGCCAGCGCTTTGTCCATCTGGACGAGGTACTCAGAGACCTCGCGCAACGTCATCGTGTCGATGACGGCGGGGGTGATGCCGGGGTAGAACTTGGTCAGCGAGGGCAACTGCGCGAGCAGTTGCCGCCTCAGGCTTTTGGGGAGGCGGGCTCCGTTTCCTCGAGCACCTCAACCTCGGACGCATACGAGATGCCTTCCAGCGTCTCCATCAGATCGGCGGGCTTGCCCTGCGACAGGTCGCACGCCCACATGAACATCGCCACAAGGTCGATGCCAGGAGTCACCGAAATCGCTCGGACAAGTGTGGTCACCGTGTGACCCGTCTCGCGGCGAATCCGCATCTCGTGAACACCCGTCAAATCAGACGGCGTGAGCACGTAGTCCTTACCGTCAACGCGGATGGCGAAGGACTCGTCGAGCTCCTTCTTCCGCTTGGCTTCGGAAGAGTTGGTGTGCTTCTTCGCGATCGTCGGACGTTGGGTGTTGCTCATGCCAATCCCGCTTTCTTAATGAGTCGGTCGATGCCGGCCTTGGCTTCTTCCTCGATGTCGGCGGCATCACGGCGGACGGTGGGCCACAGGAAGTAGCCCGCGTCCTCGCCGTTGCCGCGCCACGGCTGGAACTGCTGCGTCGTTGGTCGACGGCGACCGCCGTACTCGGCACCCGCAGCGGCGGGGTCGCTCATGGAAACGCCAGCGAACAGCGCACCAGCCGACGCCTTGATCGTGGGCGCCACGTGAGCCGGGGTGCTGCCGAGAGCGGACGCCGCGCCCCTTGCGTCCTCCGCCACGAAGTCGGCGATGTTCTTGAGGGTCCGCCGCATCTCGCCCTTGAAATCGCCGCCGTACTCTTTCAGCGCTGAGTTCAACTCCTTGAGGCCGTCGACACGGATGGTGTCGTTGCCGGTCATCCGAGCCATAGAAGCCCCCAATCGCCGCGCGTTGCGGTAGTCTCACGGCTATGGACGATGGCCTGGTGGACGCAGAGTTGGTGACGACGCTCCCCGAACTGCCCGGTCACACCATCGTCGCCGTGCATGGAATCGCCGCCGACATCGCAGCCGGAACCGGCAAGGTCGCCCGCAGCAAAGCCATCGAGTCATTCCAAGAGGCAATGCTCGGCATGCGACGATCAGCGGCCAGCAAGGGTGCGAACGCCATAGTCGGCCTACGGATCGCCAACTTCGGCGCATCCGCTGGTGGCGCGTTTGGTGATGCGGTGGGCACGACGCTCATGGGGACCGCGGTAACCGTCAAGCCCACCGAGTGACTACGGCGTCACGTCAGATGTCGTGTACGCCACGGTGATCGGCGTCGTGGTGCCGTCGTACTCGCCAACACCACTGAGCGTCTGCTTCAGGCCCGTGTCGTCATCAAGGTCGACGTCATCGAAGCGTGCTGCCGGAATGGTCACAACGAGCGTGTTGGTGCCACTCGTCCAGGTGCAGACGATCTGAGCGGACAGGCTCGCAACGGTGGTCGAGTGAACCCGGTTCCACTGAGTCAGCGCATCGAAGTCAGCCTCGATCGTGAAAGCAATCTCCAGCGCTCCCGGTGTCGGCTCCTTCTGCGTCGCCGAACCCTTGATCGCCTTACGACCAGTCTTCGCGTTGGAGTTGACCTCGATCTTGATATCCGTGATGTCAATCGACGAACCGCCAATGGAGACCACGCCGCCGACCCACGACAGGTTGGTCATGGTCGACGGGTACGAGGCGGTCGCCAAGGCGATAGCGGTGGACATGGACGCGAAGTCGCACTCGAGCTCGGCGAGCAGCATCTCCTCGACGCTGTTCGACAGGGTCCACTTCGTGACCTTGCCGCCAGCAAAGGTGACGGCCTGGTTCGTGCCGGCCGGGTTGAACGGGTAGTTGAACTGCGCCGTGAACGACTTGCCGATCGCCAGCGAGCTCGTACCCTCGGTCGCCGTGTGCGTATACGGGCCAGCGCCAGTCGTCGCCACGTTCGGAAGCATGTGCTTCAGCCAGAAGCCAAAACCCTTGTCCATGATGTCGATCGGGATGGTGCCCTCGGCGTGGTCGAGGAACGGGACCACGCGGGAACCCCTACGGGCGCGGGAGCCAACACGGAGGGGGTTGCCCTCGGTGCGTCCCGCGACGCCCTTGATCGGGGTCGACGGCTCGTTGTATTCACTGAACCTGTCGACCGTGATGGGCGTGTTGTACGTCACCTCATCTTTGAAGCCAAACTGGAAATCGTATGCACCCATGGTCAGTTCTCCTCAGTCTTCGTGGTGGACTTCTTGCCGGGCTTCCAGTTGTCCGGCTGCTCAAGGAGCGACTTGGCGATCTCGGAGTCGACGTCGACCGTCTCGTCCTTCGCGACATCGAGTCCCAGGACGGGGACATAGACGGCGTCATAGCGACCGACATATGTGACGGGCGTGGTGGACATGGCTTCTCCTACGTGAGTCGGGCGTTGAACTTGATGGGAATGACTAGGTGGCCAGCGACGGAATCACCGGACAGCGACTCGTCCTGCGAGCCGGCGCCCTCGACGACGATCCACTTGAGACCGGTGACGTTGAGGGCTGAACCGTTCTTGTTGTCACCGATCCATGCAGCGATCACTTCGCCGATGTCGACCGCGCGTTGTGCTGCATCCTCGGCGGTCTGTGCGGGCTGCCATGCGTAGACGACAACCTCGAACGTCGTGGTCTCGTCGAGGAAGTTTCGACCCGCACGCATGGATGCGGACTTGAGGTCGATCTGCGCGCCCTTGGACCACACGACCTCGCGCAGTTCGCTACGGTCGCCGGTCGGAGCCTGGAAGCCAACCTCGACATCCTCCATGCCTGTCGTGCCATTGATCGCCGTCTCTAGCGCCGCCATTAGTGCGGAACGGACAGCGACGACGATCGAGCCCGCCATCAGGCGAAGCTTCCGACGTTCAGCCGCGACTTGTATCCGAGGATGCAGGCGTCGACCTCGGGGTAGCCGGTCGGCCGGTTCTCGCCAGCGACCACCCAAGACTCCGTGCCCATCTCGCCAGACAGTGACGTGCGACGAGCGTTCGCGCTTGACGTCTCAGCAGAGGCCAGCAACTCCAGCCGCGTGCCCTTGAGGGCCATACGCTTCACGTCGGCCGGGGGAGCGGTCGAGTAGCCGTACTCGTAGGTGACAAGGACGTTCGAGTAGCCCGCGGCCCAAGGGATCAGCGACGTGCCCGAAACCCTCAGGACCGTGCCGTTGCGAACGATCAGGTCGTCCGTGACGGCCTCGCCGTCCTCGGTAGCAGAGACGACCGACTGGACGTAGCCGCGCCGAAGCGGGATGCGATCCGAGCCGCCGTCGTAAGCCTCGTCAACGATCGTGCGCGTGATGAACGACGTACCAACCTCACGCTCGAAGACCCCGACGATGTGCGCCGCGGCAGCCTCGACGCGCGCCTCGGGATACTTCGTGGTGTCGTCGACATCGGGCAGTGCCCGCAGCTCGGCGAGCGTGAAGTAGTCGGGCATGAGTCAGAAGACCCAGACGTCGATGGTGTTCGTGACGTTCGTGTTCGCCGACAGCGTGACCCGCAGGTAGCGCCATGGGTGATTCGGGCGCAGGATCTTGTACGCCGTGGTCGCCGTCGTGATTGCAAACGTCGCAACCGAAACCGTCTCCGGAGTGGCCGAGTCGGCATAGGCGGCAGGGAACCAGTTCGTTCCGTCCGCCGACCCTTCGATCGCGTAGGTGCAAGTCGGGGTTGCGCCAATGGTCGTCGTGATCTTCAGCAGCGCCGACACGTAGCCACGGCCACGGTCGACGATGTTCGTTGACGCACCGGAGCCCACCTGGGCGGTTGCGAGGTTCGCCGCGGTGGGACGAACGCGCGAAGAGATCGGGGCGAGAGTGGCCATGCGTCAGCCCCGCTTCTCGGTCTTCTTGGCGACAGCCTTCTCGGGCTTGGACTCCACGACCGGAACCGCGACACCCTGCGAGCAGAGGTCGACAGCCTCACCCTCGGGCAGGTCAACGACCGCGCCAGCCTCGGGCCAACGGACACCGTTACGGCTGCCCGCGATCCGGATCTTCATTTCGACCTTCATGGGGTCTCCTTCGTGTGATGGGGGTCGCGGACTGGACGGAAGTGGCTGGACCCGAAAGCCCAGCCACAACCGATCAGCTCGCGGCGTGGACGAACGACTTGAGGGCGTTCGCGTCAACCGAGACCGTGCCGTGACGCGTGAGCGCCCGGAACGTGGTCATGTCGGCGTCGAACGCGAAGTCATCGCTGCGCTCGAACCGGAAGCCGCCCGCGATGCGGACGACCAGCGAGGACCAGTCGCCGAACAGGATCGACTTCGCCGACGCGGCCGGGTCGGCGACGTTGGTGTCGGTCACGACCGGCTTGCCCAGAACGAGGTCGGGCTGACCCACGATCACGGACGGCACCCAGGCGTACACGCCATCGGCCGACTTGAGCTTGCGGACCTGCGACGCGCCGAGGTCCGACATCAGCCAGCCACACGACTTGCTGTTGCGGTACGGAGCGATCACCGAGTAGAACAGGTCGATCAGGAAATCGAAGCCCTCACCCTCGGTCGACTGCGTGCCGAACGAGGTGACAGCGCCGATACCGTTGCCGGCCGTCTTGCCCGCCGAAGCCGCAGCGATGGCAGCCGTGACAGCAGCAGCGCCGACAGCGTTGCCGAGCGCCGTGCCAGCCGAGCGAGCGAGGTAGCCCTCAAGGTCGACTCCGGTGTCGTCAAGCAGCTCCTTGGTGAACTGCGTCAGGTAACCTTCCTTGGTCACGGTCGAGTTGACCGAGCTCAGGGTCGGGTCGCTGGCGCTGATCGCCACACCTTCGGTGACAGCACCCGCAGTCGAGTGCGCAGTGGCACGCGGCAGCTTGATCGTCTCGCCGGTCTGCGTCCGCAGGATCTGCGGGTTGAGCTGCAGAACCGAGGAGTTCTCGATCATGTACTCCCAGAGCTGACCGTAGAACCCGGACGGGATGGTGCCCGCAGCGTTCGAGGTCGTCTGGTCCGCGCGAACCTCGACGGGGATGTCGAACTCGCGCTGACCGTTGCCCTTGAGGAACGAACGAAGCTGCTCGCTGCGCTCGGCCTTGCGAGCATCGGGACCGGCACCAGGCTGGTCGGCGATCTTCGCGAACGCGTCAGCGATGGAGCGATCCTCAGCGAGGGACTCCTCGAGCTTGCGAACGCTCTCGCCGTAGCTCACGATGTCGGCGTCCATCTTGTCGTAGGACGTCTGCTCTTCAGCGGTGAGATCGCGCTTCGCCTCGATGGCGACGTCGAGGAGAGCCTTCTGCTCTTCACGGACGCTGGCGCGCTTCTCCTTGAGATACTTGGCGAACTCTGCACTCATGGCAGGTTCTCCTTCCTGCATGCTGGGCATGCGGAAACCCCGACCAGTCGCGATGACTGCGGGGGTGGTGAATGGATGGATTGACTCGGCGGTTTCGCCCCGGGTCAGTCGGCCTGTTCAATCTCCAGTGCGCGCCGCATCACACGGAGCCGTTCCCAAGCACTGCCGGTTTCGCCGCGCGCTTCGGAATCGGAACCACCATCACTCAGCGGAATGACCACTGGTGCAACGGTGAGAATCTTGGAGAGCTCACCGCGTGCGGCCAGCTCTGTCACTTCGGTCTCGGACATGTCCCGCTTCTCGGCGAGGGACCGCAGACCGGTCGAGGTGTCGAGGTACGCCGGCTGATCCACGGGCGCGACGTCAACGAGGGTGCCAGACACCAGTGTCCGCATCGGGAAGCCCTGCTCGGTCATGGCCCAGTCGTCCTCGTGGGTGTAGAACGCGAACGAGGACTGGCTCACGTCGCCGCGTTCGACCAGTTTGCGCACGCGCTCGGAGGTCGCATCGTCGAGGAGGTCGACCTCGTAGTCGATGCCGGTCTCATCCAGGGCGATGCGAAGCGACCCGGCAGCGATCGTGCCCAACAGCAACTCGTGGTTGTAGCGAGCCATGACGCCCGACCACGCTGCATCGCGCGACTTGTCGAAGAACCCCCGCTGGATCTGCTCCACGAAGCCGCCGAGGTTCTGACTCAGCTTGTTGAACTTCGCCGCGTAGCCACCGATGCGGTTCGTACCACCATCGGCTGCACGCAGTTCGACAGCACCGCGCGTGAGGCGGCGTTCGAGGTTGTCGGTCATCGGGACTCCTTCGGGGCGGGCGCTGATTGCTTGAGAGGTGCGTAGTCCTCGCCCTGACCATCAGGGAGCGGTTCGAGGTCGTCCAGCGCACGCAGTTCGTCGATGTTCTTGAGACCGATCTGACGGTCAATCTGGAAGACCTCGTGCCGGGTCTTCAGGTCCGTGCGGATCATGGCGTCAACGTTGAAGCGCAGATACTCACCAGGCTTCATGAACGCCTGCGTGAACGCTTCCTCGATCTTCACCAGCCACGGGCGGAGCGTGTATGTGATGAAGTTGATGGTGTTCATTTCCACGGTCGAGTACGTCAGCGACGAGCCGGTGTCGCCGCCGATCATCTCGGGGGGGACGCCGAAGATGGAGGCGATCTGCGAGGCTGTGGCACGCGAGGAGGCGATGAATCCGGCGTCTTCGGCGCTGATCGTGAGGAGGTTGTAGTCCCAGTCCTTGCCCATCACGAGCGGCTTGCCCGACTTCAGCTTCGTGATCATGCGCTCCGAGATGACCTCAGCCTGCGCCTCGTCGAGGATGGTCGCAGTGTTCTTGAACGTGGAGGACGGGATGGTCTTGTTCTTGAACCACTCATCGGTGAACTCTTGCGCCCGGACACCCGACCGAACGGCAGCGGCGGCAGCGGTGATAGGTGAGATCCCGCGCGTCTGGCCGGCAATCGAGAACGCCGGGATGTGCAGAACGTCGTCACGGTCGAGCTCGCGGCCGTTGTAGAACCAGCGCGGGCCGTCTGGGTTGTCCGTGATGTTGACCAGCGAGGGATCTAGCCACACGATCTTGGAGGGCTTCAAGAACCCATCGCGCGCCACAACCAGACCGAATGCGTTGCCGTCGAGCAGTGCGGAGACCATGAGGCGATGCAGCCACGCGACGCGCGTCCCACGCGCGGCAGGATTCGCCACAACTTCGGGTACATCGATCGGCTGACGAGTGCCATCCGAACGCTTCACCGCAGCCTGGATCGGCAGCGTTGACACCGAATCCGCGATCAGGCGAACGGCCGCGTACACCGGGATCAGATTCAGCGCAGCCTGCCCACCAGTCTGGATGGGCGACTCGCCACCGGCCGACCACGGCAAGGACGTGACGGCGCGAGACTCTTCACGAGCACGGAAGAACAGGCTCATTTACTGGCCTGCCAAGAGGTCGCGAGCGCGCCTACGCCGACAACCAGCAACGGCAGCGGCTCCCAGCAGAACCATGCGAACGTGGCGAGGCAGGCGACACCGGCAAGATCGAGGAGCTTGGTCCACATCGCACGGCCTCCTTCAGAAGATTGATTGCAGGACGTCGTACTCGACGGCCTGAGTAGCGCCCCACTTGGCGAGAGTTACGGCCTCGAGCATCGACACATCACCGGACTTGCGGGTCCACACACGACGCTCACCCGACGTCCAACCAGCAACCGCCACGGCCTCGTTCAAGTCGTCGTAGTTGCCGTGCTCGACCGTGCCCGCTTCGACGGAATCGAAGAGGTTGGCGCACGCGTCCTGGTAGTCATCAATGCCAGCCACGATCGGCTCAAGGCCCGCGTCCTGCATGGGCTTGATCAGGTCGGCACCGGGACCGCGACCATGGATCACAACCGGGATGTTGTGCAGGTCATGGATGCGGACCGCTTCGGCGACCACCCAATCGGTTCCACGAGCTCGCTTGTGCGAACCGAGGTGCGGGAACTCACCACCAGACGAGACGCCGATGCTCGCCCACGCCCGGTCGATACTCACGGCGATACCGATGGCGGCAGGCGCAGGAGGGTCGGACTCGGTGCCACGGTGCACCCACTGAGTGAAGATCCCACTATTGGCCGCGCCCATGAGCGACGGCCAGACATTCAAGTACTGCGCCGCCCAACCACGCACGGGGTCCGGATCATCGAACTCCGGCTCATCCTGACCAGCCAGGGCCGCAGCATACTTGCGCGCCACGAGAGTGTGCCGGTCCTTGCTCCAATGCGCAGAGGCCGCGCGCCACGTCGCCTCGTCAGCGAAATCGGCACCCGGTCGCGCACCCCACATGAGAAGCAACGTGTCCGGATCGGCGTTACGCAAGGCGGCTGAAAGGCGACGACGCATGAGACTCGTAGCCCTAGCGTGTGCCGTAGAAGTGAGATGCAGTTGCGGCCAGAAACGCTCCAGCAGCGCAGGCTCAAGACCATCCGTGATCGACTGCGGGTCAACATCCCAGGACTCGTCGACCTGCCCGTAGCCCACGTCATAGCCGTAGACAGCAGAGTCGGCACGGAGCAACCAACGCGACTCATCGGCAGGATTCTCAACCTCCTGCGCACCACCGAGACGAATGACCTTCCAGCCCTTCGACTCGGCCCAACGCCACGAGCCGCGGTGAATCTCCTTGCCAACAGCAAGATCCTTCGACACCAACATCGACAGTTGCGTCTCACCGATGCGCTCAGCATTGGCCGTGCGCCACAAAGCAACGACACGAAGACGCACCGACTTGCCAATGCGCCGAGTGCCAGTCTCGATGATCTCTCGCCAGACCAGCGCGCCATCTTCGTCATGCTCAAGCTGGCGAGTGATCGCAAGCGCCTGCCACCAACGCAACGTCAGACCAAGTTCAGCCTTCGCCCACGCAATGCACTCCGCACCATACGAACCAACGGCCCGAGGATGCGGACCGGACATCGCCAACGGTGCCGCAGCATCCTCGGGAACGTCGGCGAAACGGGTCAACCACGGCAGCGAACACGCGGCCATCGAATCGCCGCGAGCATCAAGAACAGCCTCCAGGCTTTCGGCCTGCGCGACTTCAATCACGAGGCCCCCCAACCGGAGAGAGAAAAGGTCGAG